ACCTACAACTGTTTATTCTACCACAACATATAGCAAGGTCGCACCTGACACTAACGTAACAGTAGACGGGCAATATAATATAATGTCTAAACTTTTCTAAAACTATGGCAACAGGACCACTAACAATAAATAATTATTTAATAAATAACAATACAACGATAACTGGTGACTTAACAGTTGATGGAACTATTATTACAACATTTGATTCGACTATAACTGGAAGTGGTAAAACTTTTAGCAATGCTGATTCTGGTAAAACATTTCAAGTCTCTGGAACAAATACATTAGTTCTCCCTACCTATGCATCAGCAAAAACTGGATGGAGCATTGGCATTGTAAATGTAGGCGGAAATACACTTACTGTTAATATTGCTGGGGGATCTGGAAATACAATTAATGATGTTACAACATTTAACAATACAGTAAAATATTCTTTAGTTAATATCTATAAATCTGATATATCTGGTAAATTTATTGCAATAGGTGTCTTGTATTAGTCATGAATATACGAAATATTAATCTTGCAGCAGCATCGAGCAATATTATTAATCCTGCATTTGGCGCGATGCGTTCTAAAACCGATGCAGAAATGCTTTCTATGTTAGGAACAAAGCCAGGCGGTGCAGTTAACATGGAATTATGGTCTGCTAGAAACTCAACAGCTAATCCTCCAACATACACTCGAAACCCAAATTTATGGTGCAATGAACTTGTGTCTCAACTTACTGCTGCCGTAGCTTATAAAGATGATGTAACTGGTGGTAAACAAAGCTATGGCGGCATATTAATAAGCCCGCGACACGTTCTTTATTGTGATCATGCTCACCCTCATGCAAAAAACACATGGGAAGTAAATTATAATAGTAATAAAGAATGTAAGTTGCACTTTGTTCTTGAGAACGGAAATGTAGTAGAAGCTATACAAATTGCGCAAACTCTAGTTAGGTCTACTCGCGATAGGCCTGGAGCATACACCCCGGCCGATTGGCCAAGCGGAGTGGCACCTGCCCAAGATTTGTGTGTAGCAGTACTTGATAGAGACGTTCAGGCGCTTGGTGTGCATGTTATGCCAATACCAAAATTAACATTGCAAGACTTGGGTTATATCGCAACTCCTGTTATCTCACATATTCATGTCACGCAGGGATACGAAAGAACTACTTCTATAATCCCACCGACACCACGTTCTGATTATCCACAATATCATAATTCAATGGTTGCGGTAGGATATGGTGGTATGTCAGACCCTCCATTAAATTCAACACTAAAAACTATTGATTATGCAGTATGGAACGGAGACAGTGGCACACCGTCAATGATACTATTAAATGGAAAATTATATTTACACAGACTTATAGGAGCATCAAATATTCCCAATAACATTGGTCATATTAACGCAATGATTGCAGTCGCTGAAGACGATGCTATATCTCGTGGAAGGTTAGCCGCACGTACTGGAATAACAGTTCCACTAGTGCCAGTTTTAATTTAAATATAATATGTCTACTACATCTATTAATATTATACCTCAAAACGGTAACTCTTCTGTAGTTGCTATTGATTGCGGCACTTCAACTCCAAAATTAGGCGGTACAGTAGATATATCCGAACCTACAACCGTTTATTCTACCACAACATACAGCACTTTCGCGCCTGACACTAACGTAACAGTAGACGGGCAATACAATATAATGTCTAAACTTTTCTAAAACTATGGCAACAGGACCACTAACAATAAATAACAACACAACAATAACTGGTGACTTAACTGTTAAGTCAGACTTAACAGTTGATGGTAATATTATTACGTCAATCGATTCGACTATAACAGGAAGCGGTAAAACTTTTAGCAATGCTGATTCTAGTAAAACATTTCATGTTTCTGGAACAAATACACTAGTTCTTCCTACCTATGCATCCGCTGATACTGCATGGAGCATTGGCATTGTAAATGTAGGCGGAAATACACTTACAATTAATATTGCAACAGGTTCAGGAAATACAATTAATGATGCAGTCACAATAAGCAATACAGTAAAATATTCATCAATTTATATCTATAAATCTGATATATCTGGTAAATTTATTGCAATAGGCACGTTATATTAACATGAATATCAGTGATTTTAGAAAAGTAGTATTATCTAACCAAACTATAATACTAGACTCACCAATGCTAAACGCAATTGCGGCAGGTGATGATTTTGGGTTTAGCGTTGCGATGAATGCTACCGGTACAGTTTGTATAATAGGCGCTCCAAATTTTGATACAAATAATAAAGGGCGAGCAGTTGTCTATGCATTCAATGCAACTGCTAAATTATGGGAACAGCGAGGAGCTCCATTCCTTGGAGCTCTTAGCGGTCAAAAGCTTGGTTATTCTGTTGCTATAAATGGTGATGGAACCAGAATAGTTATTGGCAGTCCAGGAAATTCTAATGTTCAAGTTTATTCTTGGAATGAAACGTCATATACTGTTATAAGAAATAGTACTGCAACTGCAACCGCTGCTGGTTGGAGCGTTGCGATAAATTCTGCTGGAAATCGTATTGCAGTTGGAGCACCAACAAATAGTGCCACTGGAACTGATAGAGGAGCAGTTGAAATATTAGATTATTCTGGAAGCGGAACAACTTGGAATTCACATGGAATAATCGCATATGGAGAGGCAAATGGAGATAAATCTGGTTGGTGTGTATCATTAAATTCGAGTGGAAATAGAGTTGCAATTGGTGCACCATTTAACGATATTGGAGGAACAATTACTCAAGCAGGTCATACTAGAGTTTATCATAATACATCCGGAACAAGTTGGATCAAATTAGGAATAGATCTAGATGGTTCCAGTATAAATGAACAGTCTGGATTTAATATCTCGTTAAATGATGTTGGAGATATTGTTGCGATAGGAAATATACAGGATGACACCAGCGCAAACAACGATGCTGGAACGACTAGAGTGTATAAATGGAGCGGTGGTGCTGGCACATCTGGATCATGGTCTCAGCAAGGACTAGATTTAAATGGAAATCCTGGAGACTTACTTGGCTATTCAGTGTCACTAAATTCTGAAGGAAATATATTGGCAATTGGAGCTCCATTTAGAGACAATGCTAGTGGAATCGACTCGGGAGGGGCCCAAGTTTATGAATTTGATAATACTAATGTCATTTGGAAACAAATACGTCCATTATTACAAGGACAATCTGTCGGTGAACAATCTGGGCTTTCTGTATCTCTTAGTAAAAATTCTAAAAAAATAATAGTTGGCGCGCCATATACATCTACTGGAGGAACTGCTAGAATTTATTCAATATAAATAAGCTTATATGTCAACACCAATTAATTTAGGTCCATATTTACTAAATGCTCCCACAGAAGTTGAAAAGGGGCATATACGTGATAGTTTAGATCTTGGATCTGCATCACTCCTACAGGGGGAATTTTTGGACATCAATAGATTAAAATTTACTGACCCCACCAACTCTACGCGTAGTATTATTCTTGATAAGACTCTTTTTGGATCTGCAGTGGCGGATCGCTTACGTTTTGCTCGTGCCATAAATGTTACTGGAGAAGTTACTACATCTTCTCCAATTCCTCTTTTTGATGGCACCGAAAATATTAATATACCAATAAGCATTAATGCTGGTGCAATTACTGAATCTAAACTTGCAACAGACGCTGTAGTTGCTATAAAAATAAAAGATGGTGAAATTACTCCGGCAAAACTTTCTGCGGGTGGTCCAAGTTGGACTAATACTACTACACTTTTAACAAGAGCTTTAGAACTTGGAAGTGGAATTACAAGTAATGATAATTCTTTTATAGATTTTCATTCATCTGTGCCACTAGTTGATTATGACGCCCGCATTATACGCAGCCCTGGGGTAGATGGAGCATTAAGCATCCTTAATGCTGGTGCTGGTGCTATAAACATTCGAGGGCTGTCAGTAGCGTCAGACAATACTGTGACATCATCACGTCAAATAATTGGAGCCATAGAAATTATTGGAAATCAAATTAATACGACTTTTGCAAATAACGCAGAAATTGCGCTTAACTTTGAAAGCAGTGATAGCACAGTTACAAACTTTTTAAACACTACAATATTCAATGGCAAGCAAGAAATTTCTGCAAGGTTTTTTGGTGACACAAAAACACTTGAAACATATGGGCCGTGTCGTTCAGTAACAAACGGACAAGTTGGGTGGGCTACCGCTGGACTTGAAACGCGCAGCACATCTGGAAATACATTGCTAGCATTACATGCTGTTGGTTCAACTGCAACACTGCTAAAACATGTTCGTGGCGGATCAGGATTAGAAATACGTGACGCGGGAGACACCGCCTTTGCTCCGCTAAAGGCTTCAACATTTACAGGTAATAATGCGCTCTATTTAAACTACGAAACTCCAACAATATATCTTCAAGACACAAATCATCGTGGTTCGATGATATATGTAGACAACAATATATTTTCTATACGTCGTTCGTCTGGCAATAATTCTACAACGATGCAAGATCTTAATGGTCGTTGGCCATTAGACATTAACTTAGAGACCAATAATGCGACCTTTGGTGCAGATGTAAATGCTGCTTCATTTACATCTCGTTCTTCGATTCGTTATAAGAAAGACATACGCCCGCTACAAGATTCGCTGGCTAAAGTAAACTCGTTAAACGGAGTTTCATATGTTTGGAAAGAAACTAAAAAGGCTGATCTTGGATTAATAGCAGAAGAGGTGAATGAGGTTTATCCAGAACTTGTGCATAAGACAGAAACTGACGAGGTTGAAGGCATAGATTATGGAAAATTGACTGCAGTACTCATTGAAGCAGTAAAAGAGTTGACTGGTCGTGTGCAGACACTCGAAAAACAATTAGAACAACGATAAACTATGCCAACCGGTTATACAATAAACGGTACTGACTTTGATGATATGTTTAAACCACGCGTAGGAACTGCTGGGGCAGCGTGTGGTTATAATGTAGTGACCTCTACAAACCCATACGTGACTCAAGATTTAGCGAGCCGCTATGAGCCTAGTCGAGGAGCAGGGGATCGAATACCTGAACTTACAGGACTTAAAAATTCTGCTGGCATTGACTTGCGTGACTTGTTTATGAATGACGGTTTTGAAATTATTCCTACATACACAATTGTCGCAAATAAAACTTCAATCAATGAAACGACTGACCGAACTGTCACCTTTACATTAACCACAACTGATGTGCCTAATGGAACAGTCCTGTATGTGTCACTGTCTAGAACTGACTTAACATTAAGCGCAAGTACAATTACAGTAAACTCTAGCACAGCAAGTTTTAGTGCGACTGCATCTACTGATGCAACTGCCGAAGGATATGTTACATTTCAGGCGATTCTTCGTACTGGTTCTCAATCTGGCCCAGAAGTCAAGCGTAGCGATGCAATTGGGTTAATTGACTCTTCAATTCCAATTCCAACATATTCTATTGCGCCTTCATTATCTGCTATTAATGAAGGGGGTTCGGTAACATTTAATGTCTCTACTACAAATGTTAACCCTGGCACGACGCTATATTGGACACTCTCTAGGTCTGACTTGACGCCTAATAATGGAAGTTTTGTTGTTTCTAGTGGCAGCAACTCATTCGCAGTGACTGCAAACACTGACTCATTTACTGAAGGGCCTACAAGCTTTACTGCAAGTATACGTACTGGAAGTACAAGTGGGGGAATACTTGTGACGAGCTCGGCGGTTGGAATAAATGACACATCACTAGACCCAATAAATTATAGTATTGGTCTTAGAGTTGATGTATATCGAGATGTTGGTACAGCGACGTGGGGTAAGAAAGGTGGGTTTATTAGAGTTTTAATAAAACGTGATAGCATACTACAGTACGGATCTGATGGTAAATGTAATGTTACTGTATCATTTGCAAATAACTCAATGAGTAGTATTCCAAATTGGAATACTACATTACGCATAACTCAAAATGAATTATTAAACTCTGTTCCTAACACTATAACAGGTATTGTCCCAGCAACTGATGCAGGATATTATGACATAACCGGTGTATTACCGCGTCCTTCTACAGCTGGATGGAAGGAAACAAGAGGGTGTATACCATCAGGATCAACTACAACTGTAACTTTAAGAGATACTCTCGCTGGCACAACAAAATCCGGTAGTGTCGGAACACATTCAAATGGTCTTACTGGCCAAGCATATCCAAAATATTTTTAATTATCATATTATAAATAGACTATATGGCGACGTATAGCAACATTTATATCGATCAAGGCAGCACCTATGCGTCAACTATAGACGTAAAAGACAGCAACGGATTGCCAACAGATCTAACAGATTATTTTGTTAGAGGTCAAATGCGTAGAACATATAATTCTACTCTTTTTTATGATTTTATACTAGATATACCAAATCCAACAAATGGAAAAATTGTAATATCACTATCAAATAACATATCTGCTACATTAAAACCGGGCAGATATGTTTATGATATTGAAATTGTACATTCTACTTTAGGTGATGTTAGACGAGTAGCCGAAGGACAAGTTGATGTATCACCTAGCGTCACGAGTAATGATTATAACCCAGAAAATAATTCCAATCAAACAATAGTCTATACTGGAGGAACATTTTAATTTAATAATATATGCCAACTATATCAACTACATTTATTCTAAAAAATTCCTCAATAATTGGAAAAGTACCATTAGAATCAGATTTAACTTATGGAGAAGTCGCGTTAAATTATGCCGACGGTAGATTATACTATAAAAATGCTAATAATAATATTAGTCAATTAAATCCAATACTCACTGGAGCGGCGTCATCTATTTCTACTGAAAACTTGACGTCATCAAGAGCATTGGTGTCAAATGCGTCCGGTAAAGTTGCAATATCAAATGTAACTTCTGATGAATTGGGGTATTTATCTAGTGCCACTTCGAATATACAAAATCAACTGAATAACAAAGCAAACCTTGCAAACCCAACATTCTCTGGAACAGTTGGTGGTATCACAAAGAGTATGGTTGGACTCGGCAACGTGGACAATACAAGTGACCTAGATAAACCAATATCTACTGCAACTGCGACTGCATTAAACAATAGAGTTGATTTAAGTGAATCACAAACTATAACTGGAACAAAAACAATAAATGCTCCAATAACGGTTAATAATAAATTCGTTACTATTCGTGGAACACCAACAGAATCACAATATGGGTTAAATATTATAAATAATGGCAACTTTGACCCAGGCACTCCATTGGTAGTTGATGGTAGAGCGCGGGTTGTTCATGGTATGACATTTGCCGCAGGTATACCAAACTTTACAAATGGCAGTGATCATACTCACGTTCAGTGGACAACGCAAAATCGTCAAAGTTGGCAAATGATTCAAAATGGCGGAGCAAGTACTACTAATGCAAATACTTTTACGTTGACTACTGTAATGACTACTGCGTCTTTACAATTTTTTAATGAGTCAAATATACACAGCATCGACACACGAGAAGTTGTGGTGACAAACAATGTATTTCCATTTCTTGCGACTGGTTTAAAAATAAATTATAACGCTAATGCAACTGGATTAAATGTTGGTGATTTTATTCAAATAACTATGAATCCAGCTCCTCCTGGTGTAGTAGCAAATACCTACAACGGGATCGTTACTGCTGGTCCTACAACAGTAACGATCGATGGGCAATCTAAAATTCAATATACCTTTTCGTTAGAAGGATTTAATAGCGTAAATTGGACTCCAAGTTTAGCAAGTTTTTCAACTACATTTGTTAATCCAGTAAGTGGTTTTAATAATATTAGAGTTTCATTTGCACCAACAGAATTAACCGGAACACGAGTGTCATTGACTGGAGCATGGTCTGGTATAGGCAGATATGTTAAAGTTGAAATGACAGGACATAATGCATTTGAGGGACTACCATTAGTATTTACTGTTGCTGGAAGCACTAAAATTGGATTAGTAGTTGGAAGTTATAATACATTTGTTAAAAAAGTCATTGATGCCAATACGTTTATAATTTCTGTTGGAAATGCTATTAGCGGGTTTAATACTACTAGTGGAACTTATGTGGGAGCCACTGGTTGGACATTATATAGAGGATCTACTGATGCAATTCACCAATATACTCCATCAACATCACATTTTATTTTCCATCGTTTTCCAACTTCTAATACGACCCCTACAACAACTGGTGGTAGTAAAGCAATATCTTTAGGAAATTGCGCAGAAGTTGAAGGAAACTTTTCATATTCTTTTGGTCATAAGGCAGGAGTGTTTGCTGATCATTCTATGGCACTTGGCGGAGAAGATAGTTTTATTAATGCTAATTATAGCACTACAGTTGGAGGTCAAGGACTTGTTTCATCTGGTGTATATCAAACAATTATTGGCAAATATAATACGATTGATACATCAAACACAAAACCATTTATTGTTGGTTGGGGATCGAGCGACTCTAGTCGATCGAACCTTTTAGAGTTATCAAATACGACTCTTACGCTAAACACTGCAATAAATGCAAGTGGTTCAGCAACTGCTTCATCATTCATAAGATCTGGCGGCACAAGTGCACAATTTTTAAAGGCTGATGGAAGCACTCAAGAATTAGTCACCAGTAGGACAATATACGTTGACACAAACGGAACAGACACAAGAGGATCGTTAAGCCAGTACAGTATTTCCGTGCCGTTCGCCACTATCGGCGCAGCTATGGCTGCATCAGTAATCGGTGACACAGTGCGCGTCCGTGCTGGCAACTACACCATCACGCAAACAATCCTCCTTAATGGTAGAGGCAACCTGCATCTTGAAGAGGGAGCCGTTGTTACGTGTAGCGTTTCTGGTAATCCTGTATTTTTGCTACTCGCAAACGAATCCAAATCAATTAGCGGAGGCGGTCAGTTTATCATAACAGGAAGCACAAACGGATTTTGGGTTCAATCTGGAGGCGACCTGCAAACACAACTGTGCTCAGTTGAATGCGCCACTATAAGCACCACAACGTCACCACTGAATGCTGCGACAATTTTTGATGTGTCAACTGGAGTTCTGGTTGTAAATGCTGAAACTGTTTACGCGCTGGCATCAACCATAATTAGCTGCGCTGGTACAAGCAGCAACCTACACTACGCTGTAAAGTTTACCTATTGCTCGCGATTTGCATTTTTCCCAACTTCAGGATCATCGGCGCAGATGTCTTGCGACTGCTGGACAATCGCATGTTACGGTCCTAAATGTTTTCAGATTGTTGGTGGTGTGGTTGGAGCGAAATACGAAACATTGATAGATAATTTCGGTAACGGCACGTTATTCTCGTTGGAATATGGAAATGATTCCACCCCAAATGCGTTGGTAATCAGAGGTGGACGGGCAATAACATATTCAACAAATCCGTGTATTAGATTCACCACAACAACGGGAACTGGTAAGTCCGTCCGCCTTATTGGTGATCCTTTTTTCCATACTGCTGGAGATAATTCCATTTTTTCTGAACCTTCAAATCCAAGGACGGTTCTTTCGTCATTTGCAAGCTCGAATAAACCAGTTGGTGGAGGTGTTAGTATTACAGGAAATTATTCTGTAAATGCTGGATTCACCTCTTAATACTACCAATAACCCTTGATTAAACCCTAACCTCTGGATAGACTCCTATTATGACTGACACAATCCTCAAACAAAATGTTGGATGTGACGATAATACTGTATCTAGATCAATAATTGTATTTTGACAGTCAAACCATTTATAACCTAGGCGCTTAGTTGTACCTCTTCAAACTCTTCTTTTGAAAGATGTAAACGTGCAGAGTTTGCTTTAAAAAATACTTTGTCGCCTTCAATTTTGTAGACAACAATGTAGTCGACAATGCCAACATTCATACTGCGGAGAAGATCCTTAAATTCGCTTTTAATATAGACTTTTTCATTTAATTTCATATAGATATATTTATTGTGTACAACTACACAAATTTATGATAAAATGATTTAATATGAAAAAAAGTGCTAAAATAATTGGATGCGGGTTATCTGGAATTACTGCTGCGGTGCTCCTAAAAGAAAAAGGATACGCCGTAGAGATTTATGAAACACGACCACATATTGGTGGAAACTGTGCTGATGCTTATATAACAAATACACTTGTACATCAATATGGTCCTCATATTTTTCATACCGACGATGAAGAGGTCTATGAGTTTCTTAGTCGTTATACCGAATGGACCCCGTTTGCGCTGCGTCCAAAGGGAGACACCCGACTTGGCCAAGTAAGTTTGCCATACAGCAAGAAAACAGTATCTGAACTTGGTCGTGAGCTGTCTCAAGAAGAGATTGTAGAATATATCTTTAAGGAGTATAGCGAAAAGCAATGGGGAGTGCCGTTCGACGAGATTCCAAGCACAATTACAAATCGAATTCCAAAGACTGCAGAATGCGAAGATCCAACCTGGTTTGAAGGTCAAAAGTATCAAGCTGTACCAAAAGATGGTTACTCTGCAATGTTTACAAAGATGCTCGAAGGGGTCACAGTACATCTAAATTGTGGAGAAGATGATTGGATGTACAAGCGAGAGGCGGGTGATTTGATTGTCTATACTGGCAAGATTGATAGCTATTTTGGCACGATATATGGACGTTTGCCATATCGTTCACTTGAGTTTAAACATCATGTGTTGTGTGAAAAGCAAGACACATTTATTGTAAATCAAAACAATAGCACAACCGACTATACACGAATCTATGATCACAGTTATTTTATGCCAGATCATGTCGGTCCAACAGTAGTCACGTCTGAACACCCGAAAGAATGTGGGCCGGGAGACATTCCGTTTTATCCTATTCCTTGGGGTGAAGGACAGGAAACATATCGACTCTATGAATCACTAGCAAAGGCAGAAAAGGGAGTGATTTTTGTTGGCCGACTTGCAACCTATAAATACCTAGACATGTGGATGGCAATTAAACACGTCATGTTAAAGTTAAAGGATCTATGAAACTAGCATTATGCATACGTGGGCACCTAAGAGGCGGGCTACAAGACACGCGCTTAAATGACTATATAAATCTGTTAAAACAAAACGGTCACACGGTTGATCTTTTTCTTCATACATGGAGTGAGTCAGAGGCAAAAAGCTCATATCGTAAATTAGACTATAGCACCGCATTTGCAGTTGAAAAAACTCATCTAGTTGATTATTTCCATAATCAAACTATAAAACGAGTGTGTATTGAAGATGACTCACATTTAAAATTACACGGCAACTTAGAAGGTGTCATTCCTGGCAGTCCTTGTCCAATATTGGCATGGAAACGCATGTGGGCCGGAAAGTTTAATCTGGTGTCTCACCTGTATCATAATCATACCTATGACTATGATCTTGTAGTTAATACACGTTACGATAAATTTACTACGCAAGTGTGCTATACACCAACTAAAAATCTCTTGAAAATGACAACAGTTGGAAATGGATTGAGTCTAAAATATCCTCAATATTACAGACAATTTAAGGGCATAGACAACTACTATGCAGGAGACATAAAAAGCATGTATGACATAACTTCAGCGTTTCATTATTCTTTAGATGATATTGTTAAAAAATATAAGGTAAGAGCCCTCCAGGAAGAACTCTTTTATAAATATGCAGTTGATCATGCCTTGACCCGTTAAAACGGTGTTTTTATAAATACATTTAGATTGATAGTCATATTGTGATGATTCACACTTTAAAAGTATAATTATAAATGGAACCAGAAAGATCGATGCTAAAAGAGTTTCTAGAGGGTGGTTGGATAATTCCTCTAGTTGGAGCGGCGGGGATGCTTGCCCGACTCATGACAGCAAAAAAAGAATATACCATTCTCGAGCAGTTTAAAAATATAATGTCTGCCGCCCTAGCTGCATCAATCGCCTGGTTTATACTAGAACAGACCGACATTTCAAGTTTTTATAAAGCGATTACCTATGGAATTATAGGCGTCGTATCTCCAGAGATTATTGGAGGAATTATAAAGCTTGCAAAGCAGTTTGAACGCTCACCAGAAAAATATGTGAAGAAGCCATGAAAACCGCAGCATGGTTAGCACTAGCACTTATCGCTATTATACAAATAATAGCAGTTAATGCTGTCGTTAATACAAATGAAGTCATTTCTCACTATGTCATATTGATTGCGCTTGGTCTTTCGCTATACACCGGAATCTCTATAAGAGAATAATATAAATAAGACTATGAGTACTAACGTTTACGAAAAAGGTTTAATACACCAAAACTCCTCTGCTGTTGCATATGAAGCATTAACTTTTACTGGTGGTTATTATACGCCAACGGTTGGCAAAGTATTTGCTGGACTCTATATTGCGCCTGGTACTGCTAATGGAACCATTGAAATTGAAGGAGTAAATGGCCAGACACGTGTACTTACATTGAGTCCAGGAGTATGGCCTCTTGGTGGTCAGCGTATAGTCCAAAGCGGAACCGCTATATCTGCAGCTGCAGTAACAGTATTATTCTAATTTTATGTTTCAAGGAGTTAGATTTGGCCTTGGAATGGATTTGTCATACAAGTATGTCAATCCAGTTGCTACTATTGGTAGTGATAATCCAGCAAATGCTGCTGAACCAGATGCTACAGCTAATGTATTGATGGATGGACCATTTTTCAGCGGACAAAGTTGGAGAAATCTACAAAAAACCAGCTATGCGCCTTATGGTTCTAGCACTACTCCCGCCGGCGGTGGGTTTAATTACGAGTATGGCGATGAAGTTGTAAGATTTGACGGAAGTGCGTGGATCTATGAAACTAGCGGTAGTGAAATAGCCAGAGCTTGGAGCACTGAACCATATCCTTGGTTGGCAACAACATGGAATAATAATTTTTACGCAGCAAAAGTTATTTCCTCATATGCAAAGACGACTAATTATCCTGAGGTTCCATAATAGTCTTATAAATAATATATTATGGCAAAACCAGCATCACGTCAAGAATTAGCAGACTATTGTTTAAGAGCACTTGGTGCTCCAGTGCTTGAAATTAATATTGACGAAGATCAGATTGAGGATCGTATTGATGAGGCACTTCAGTTTTATCAAGAATATCATAGTGACGCGGTCGTACGCACATTCGTAAAGCATCAGGTCACACAAGCAGACTATGACAACAACTATATTACTCTACCCGATCAACTGCTTAGTGTGCTTCGTGTCCTAAACTTGAGCAGCGGTGATGCTGCTGATATGTTTAGTGTTAAATATCAGATGTTTTTAAATGATCTTTATGGACTACGCAAACCCGACTCACTCATTAACTATGAGATGACAAAACAGTATATGAACTCGATTGAGCTTATACTTACAGGCTCAACTCAGCAGATTATATTTACTCGTCACATGAATCGTCTGAGCATTCAAGACGACTGGAAAACTTATGTAAATATTGGTCAGTATATTATAATTGAAGGTTATCAAACCATCAACCCAAATGATTTTACTGACGTGTACAATGATATGCTTCTTAAAAAATATCTCACAGCATTGTTGAAACGTCAATGGTCAATAAATTTATTAAAATTTGATGGCATGCAACTTCCAGGTGGTGTTACAATCAATGGTAGAGCTATGTATGAAGATGCTCTTAATGATATTGAAAAGATTGAAACAGATTTTGATCTTAAGTATCAAATGCCCCCAGACTTTTTCTGCGGCTAGTGAATTCTATATAGCTTAATTATATAAATAGAAAAGGTAAAGGATCTGGAGAAAATAATGCAATGTCTCGTGAAGAATGCCGAAATAAGGTTAGAGATAGTAAAATTGGTTTACGAAAATTAATTCATCCAGAATATGGTAATAAATTAGCTCGTCCAAATTCTGATAAATGGAGTAATTTAATATCTCAAGGATATATACCACTCAATAGTTAGATTAAGTTTCCTATAAATACATATTATGCCTCGTAGTGTATATTTTAGCCAACGTTACAGACCTGAGCAAAATCTTCTTGAAGATTTGCTTATCGAGTCTATGAAAATTATGGGGCATGACGTCTTTTATATTCCACGTAAGATTGTAAAGCAAGACTTTATCCTAAACGAAGACGTTATATCAAGCTTTGACACATCATTTCTTATTGAAATGTTTGTTGAAAGTGTTGATGGCTTTGAAGGTGACGGTGACCTTATGACAAAATTTGGTCTTGAAACACGAGATCAATTGACACTTGTGTGCAGTCGTCGTCGATGGAACTCACTTATAGGTCGTCATGGTTATACAAATGACAGCGTTCGGCCGCGTGAAGGTGATCTCATCTATGTACCATTCAGTGGCGGACTCTTCGAAATCAAATTTGTTGAAGACAAGAGTCCATTTTTCCAACTTGGAGGCAGTGGCGATACAAAGGGGACTATACCTACATTTAAACTTACATGTGAACTCTTCGAATACAGCGGTCAAGAGATTGATACTGGAATAGCAGAGGTTGACTTGATACAAGTCGGTCATACTCAAGGCTCACGCGCCCTACTTGACTTTGATGGAGGAGATGTACACGATCTTGGTGAAACTCTAACAATTGAGTTGCCATCAGGAATCCTTGGAGAAGCAGAGTTATTGCAATATGAACATACCACAAATGGTAGCATTGCAACATTTGGTACCTTAACATTTAATGATGGAGAGTTTCATACATTGACAGTTGGCACTGAGTTAACAGGTCAAACTTCTGGCACCACATCAACGGTAACTTCTGTAATTGATTTAAACGATGGAGATGCAGCACTATTTGTTAATGATGATCTCACTCAAAATAGTTCTTTTGATATTATAGGAAATGACTATATTGACTTTAGTGAAAGTAACCCGTTTGGAGACCCGTCATAAGCCATGTTAAATTCATCATACTATTATAATGGAAATCTTAAAAAGATTGTAGCAGTGTTTGGCACAATCTTTAATGATGTTTCTATTGCGAAAAAAGTAAATGGCAAGATGACTGGCATTCAACGAGTGCCTATATCATATGGCCCACACCAAAAGTTTTTGGCGCGACTGTCAAGCCAACAAAATGAAGAGTTTGGAGACGTAGCAATCAAACTACCTCGTATGAGTTTTGAGATTACTTCAATAGCCTATGATTCAACAAGTAAACTAAATAAACTTAATAGCAAATTATATTTGGTTGAAGGTGACTCTGATACAAAGACCAAAATATATCAAGGCATTCCATATAAAGTCAGTATTCAATTGAGTATACTTGCGCATCATCAGGATGACGCACTCCAGGTGTTTGAACAGATTGTTCCGTACTTTACTCCAGACTATACGGTTGCAGTAAAAGATCTTGAGGGTCCTGGCAGCATTACTGATGTGCCTATACTGTTAACAAGCACAAACATGCAAGATGACTATGAAGGTGACTTTGGAAACAGTCGTCGTACAATCATCTACACATTGGATTTTGACATTAAATTTAAGTTTATGGGCATACAGTCTGGCCCAGCAAAAATTATTAAAGTTGTTGATGTTGACCTCTATGACACGCCTATAACACCAGACGCATTACCAGTTGATGGTGTGCGTGTTGAACTAGGCAATCCAGAGACTGACACTCCAGAAAACTATACAGTAGTTACAACCTACGGATTTGATGAGGACCCATAATTATGAAAAAAGACAAAGATACCATACTGGCATCTCTTGAAAAAAACGTCTTACCGGTAAAACATGAAATTGCAGTCTCAACTGGATCTCCAGTCGGGCCATCACACGATGAAATTGTATTGCATGCCGAAGAAGATTATAAATTTGCACGAGAGCGTATTAAAAAACTTATTGATACGAGTGACGAGGCTATAAGCACAATGCATGCTCTTGCAAGTGACGCTGAGCATCCTCGTGCATTTGAAGTGCTTGCTGGCATGATAAAAACTGCAGCTGATATAAATGGACAACTGCTAGGATTACAAAAAGAGCGTAAAAAAATTATACAGGTTGAAGATAAGCGTGGACAACCTGCTGCTCAAAGTACTACAAATAATGCTATATTTGTTGGTACCACTACAGAACTACAAAAATTATTAAAAGGCTCACATGATGAAACACTTGATGTATAATGACTGCACCAGACTCTTATAACGGAAATCCATACATAAAGAGAGATGGAGTACAACAACATTTTACTGCTCATGAAATAAGTGAGTATAAAAAATGTATGTCAAGTGTATCATATTTTGCTGAGCATTATGTAAAGGTAATTAATCTTGACCGCGGACTTGTAAACTTTAAGTTGCGTGGTTATCAAGAAAAAATGGTAGAACATTTTTCTGATAATCGGTTTTGTATTGTATTGGCGTGTCGTCAGAGTGGTAAGTCTGTGACAAGTGTTGCCTGGTTGTTACACTATGCAATATTCAATCCTGACAAAAAAATTGGCATACTTGCAAACAAAGGAGCGACTGCTCGTGAAATGCTGTCTCGAATAACACTGATGCTAGAAAATTTACCATTTTTCCTGCAACCAGGGTGTAAAATATTAAATAAGGGAAACATAAAATTTAGCAACAACTCTGAAATTATTGCGGCGGCAACAAGTGGTTCAAGTATTCGGGGACTTTCAATGAATGTGATCTTCCTTGATGAATTTGCATTTGTTCATGGTGCAAACGAATTTTACACCAGTACCTATCCTGTTATTTCATCTGGTAAGGACACAAAGGTTATAATTACAAGCACGCCTAATGGAATAGGCAATATGTTCTATAAACTATGGGAAGGTGCAATACAGAGTGCAAATGAATTTAAGCCGTTTACAATTAAGTGGAATGATGTGCCTGGACGCGATGAAGAATGGAAACGTCAGACCATAGCAAACAGCAGTGAACTTCAATTTCGTCAGGAATTCTCATGTGATTTTATTGGCAGTTCGCAAACATTAATAGGCTCTGATGTGTTGTTGGGTCTACAAGCTCGAACTCCATTAAAGACGCAATATGACATACACTATTATGCTGAACCTGTCGAAGGTCATGACTATATAATAACTGCAGACGTCAGTAAAGGACGAGGCCAAGACTATAGCACATTTACTGTATTTGATATATCAGGTGTTGATGGTGTTTTTAAACAGGTTTGTACCTATAGAGACAATCTCGTGTCTCCGCTTATGTTTCCAGAGTTTATTGTTCGTGCTGCAAAAACATATAATGATGCACTTGTAATAGTTGAAAACAATGATGCGGGACAAGTTGTATGTAATGCAATCTATTATGACTATGAATATGACAATACTTTTGTGCAAAGCTCAGTAAAGAGCAGCGGGATTGGTGTGACTATGACAAAACGTGTAAAACGTATTGGTTGTAGCAACTTGAAAGACTTACTTGAAAGTGGCAAACTTCAACTTTGTGATGCTGACACGATAGTTGAACTTAGCGGTTTTGAACCAAAGGGAGACAGTTATGCTGCTCGCGGAAACACTCATGATGATATGGTTATGAATCTTGTGCTATTTGCATGGTTTGTAAGTACAGATGCGTTTGGTGGACTGAGTAATATTGAGTTAAAATCATTGCTTTATAGCGAAAAGATACGAGAAATGGAAGAAGACTTGCCCCCATTTGGTATATTTGATACTCCGCAAACATCACAAACTCCAAGCATGATTGACTATGAACGTCAAATATCATCACTTCAGGAGTGGAATGCGCTGTAAAAGTGACTTTTTATAAATATCGATAGATTGAAATTTTCTTATTATGATCTCTTAAAACTTATAATTAACAACTGAAGAAAGAAAAAATATATGGCAACCTTACAAAGCGTAGGTGTACAAGTTACAGAAACCGACTTGACACCAGTAACACAACCGGTATCGGCATCAATTGGAGCATATGTTGGACATTTTAATTGGGGTCCAGTAGATGAGCTTACAAATGTTGGTTCTGAAACAGAATTAGGAAAAATATTTGGCACACCAAGTAAAAGTAATGATGTTAATGCAGCATCATTCTTAACAGCTGAAAGTTTCCTTAAATATGGCAACTCATTGAGAGTAATTCGTACTATTGATAATAATTCAACTGGCGCAAAAAATGCCGCAGGTTTTGTCGACACATCTGGAGATATAAATGAATTTGCCACATTAATTAAAAACAAAACAGCCTTTGATAATTTATCAACAGATGAATTACAAGCTCCATTGTACTCACGCTACCCTGGTGAACTTGGTAATTCATTAAGTGTACAAATTTTTCATAAAGATAATAGAAGTACTACATCAACTGAATCTAAAAAATTCTTCTCAGTTTTAGCTGATACAACACTTTGGGCATCCGACGTAGCTGAAACCGAATTAGTTGAAGACGAAATTCATATTGCAGTTTATGACGAAAAAGGATTAATTACTGGAACAAAGGGGACAGTACTTGAAACCTGGCAAGGTCTTTCATTGCATCCAGACGCTCGTAATACAAATGGTTCTAATAACTACTGGGCCGATGTAATCAACAGTGGTTCAGAATTTATCTATGCATCCCAGAGAAATGGTACAACACAACAAGTCCAAGCCTCAGTTGAAATTGGTACAGGTAACTCTAAACTTAAATTTACCGCAAATCCAATTTCATTTCCAGGTGTGGCCGGAAACGCTTGCAGGGTTCGTGCCGTAAATCCCGGAACTCCGAATGCCAACCTTTCTATTTCACAGGTTGGTAGTGACCTCACGATCAATCTTGCGACTAACTCAAGCAGTGCCGTGATTAGCACAGCAACGCAAATCAAAAATTTTATCACAGACTCGTTATTGCCCCAAATCTTATGCGATTTGGGAACTGGGTCTAACGGGACTGGGGTGTATGCTGCTCACAACTACATACAATTAACAGGGGGAGTGAATGGCTTCACTGGGTTAACCATTGCAACATTAACAACTGATACAACGACAGAAGTATCATCGTATTCTTTGGTTGGATCCGGACTTTATTACTTTGTTGATGGTGCTAATGGAACAAGAGACATTGATAATGTAGTTAATTCTTTAAGCATGCTAGAAGACACTGATAATATTGATGTTAATTTGATATTTGCTGAAGCATTTATTGGTAATAATGCAAATGAAATTAATGCTGCATTAATTTCTGTTGTTGAGAATCGCAAAGATTCTATTGCATTTTTATCAGCTCCACTTGACTTATACACACTATCAACAGATAGTGCAAAGAAAACTGCACTTAAAACTGCAAAGGACTCATTTTCATCTACACCTAATACAGTTTTAAGTTACACAGTATTTGACAGTACTCCTGTATATGTGTACAATAAGTATGCTGATCGTTATGAGTGGATTCCAGCATGTGGTCATATGGCAGGTCTCTGTGCATACACTGATGAAATCTCTGATCCATGGTTCTCACCAGCAGGATTTAATCGTGGTCAATTGCGTGGAGTCACTAAGTTGGCATACAATCCAAAAAGTATTGATCGTGATGATTTATACAACTCTAACATCAATCCAATTGTGAACGTTACTGGCCAAGGGATTATTCTCTATGGAGACAAAACCGGCCAAACGCGTCCAAGTGCATTTGATCGTATAAACGTGCGTCGTCTTTTCATCACAATACAACGTGTGTGTGCACAAGCTGCTAAATTCCAGTTGTTTGAATTAAACGATGAATTTACTCGTAATGCATTTATCAATACGATTGATCCATACTTACGAGACGTTCAAGGACGTCGTGGTATTACTGACTATAAGGTTGTATGTGATGAAACAAATAATACACCACAAGTAATTGATACCAATCGTTTCGTGGCTGACATCTATATCAAACCTGCTCGTTCGATTAATTATATTTCACTTAATTTTATTGCAACACGCACCGGTATATCATTCACTGAAATTGGAGCATAATAAAACGTATAAATACTAAATATATAGAAAAATACAATGAGTAATTTATCACAATTTAAAAATCAATTTTTAGGCGGAGCTCGTCCAAATCTATTTGAAGCAGAAATTTATTTTCCACGCAATGTTGCTGATGGCGCTATGGCAACATTAAAGTCACGTTTCTTAGTTAAGGCTGCACAACTTCCAAGTAGCGTCATTGCTCCTATTGAAGTACCATATCGTGGACGCAAATTAAAAGTTGCTGGAGATCGTACATTTGAACCATGGACAATCACGGTAATTAATGACAGTAAAATGGAAATTCGCAATGCTTTTGAAAACTGGATGAATTTGATTAATCGTCATGCTTCAAACACAAGTGCGTACACTGCTGCTCCACTTGATTACTATAAAGACCTACACATCAAACAATTAACGCGTGAAAATGCAAACCCTACGAAAAAATATACATTCGTGGGCGCATTTCCAACAAATATAGGTGCAATTGAGCTTAATTACGAAACTAATGATACTGTAGAAGAATTTACAGTTGAATTAAACTATCAGTATTGGACTTCTAATAGTACTATTGGGTAATTAGTTTTTGCACTATAAATATATATTATGAAGCTATTTGGCTATGAAATATCCAAGGTAATCAATAAAAAAGATACCTCAGAACTTAATAAAGTACCGTCATTTTCTGCGCCAGTGGAAAATGACGGTACTTCTGTCATAACATCTTCGGCTACGGCCGGTTATTATGGACAGGTACTTGACATTGATGGTACTGCGCTGACAAACGAAAAGGATCTGATTTTAAAATGTCGTGCAGCAGCAACTCAACCAGAGTGCGACTCTGCGATATCTGACATTATAAATGCATCTATTGTTTCTGACTCTGACGGCGCTCCAATCAATCTAGTACTTGATAAACTAGAGCAACCAGAAAGTATAAAGAAAAAAATACTTGAAGAGTTTGACACAATAACAAGGTTGTTGTCGTTTAATTATAACGGTCAGGATATTTTTAGAAAGTGGTATATTGACGGTAAGTTATATTACCACATGATGATTGACCCAAAAAAGCCAAAAGAAGGCATAAAGGAGTTGAGAGCAATTGATCCGCTAAAGATCAAAAAGGTTAAAGAAATAACAAATAAGATAGATAAGAATACTGGAGTAAAAACTTCAGATGTCACAGCAGAATATTTTTTGTATTCAGATGACTTTAATAGCAACAGTGGCTTTAAGATTGATCCAAACAGCATAGTTTATGCTCCGTCTGGATTGCTTGATGAAAGCAATAAGTTTGCGGTTTCATATCTACACAAGAGTGTAAAATTGGTAAACCAGTTGCGTATGATGGAAGACGCCCTCGTAATCTATCGTATATCTCGTGCACCAGAACGTCGTATCTTCTATATCGATATTGGTAACTTGCCAAAGGGTAAGGCTGAAGAGTATGTTCAAGGCATTATGGCAAAGTATCGTAACAAACTTGTTTATGATGCAAATACTGGCGAGATTCGTGATGATCGCAAGAGTATGAGTATGCTTGAAGATTTTTGGTTGCCTCGTCGTGAAGGTGGTCGTGGTACAGAAATTACTACACTCCCGGGCGGAGACAATCTCAGCCAGATTGAAGACGTAATTTTCTTTCAAAAGAAACTATATCGTTCATTAAATGTGCCAGTTAATCGACTTGAGAGTGAAACTGGATTTAATATTGGTCGCGCAAGCGAGATATCACGTGAAGAGGTCAAGTTTCAAAAGTTCATCAACCGGTTACGTAAAAAGTTTTCAATGCTCTTTATTGAAGCACTGCGAGTGCAGTTGTTATTAAAAGGAGTGTGTACAGCAGACGACTGGGAAACCATACGCGAAGGCATTTCGGTTGACTATATTGAAGACAACTATTTTTCGGAATTAAAAGACTTTGAGATTATGCGGGAACGTATAAACATGCTTGATACTATAAGTTCTCATATTGGCAAATACTATAGTGACAAGTGGGTGCGCAGCAATGTACTTAACCAGTCTGAAGCTGATATTGAGCGCATGAACACCGAGATCTCTGAAGAAAAACCTGAAGAAGAGCCAACAGATGCTGAAACGCCGCCTGAAGGTGAAGCGTCAGACGATCAGTTTGGCGAAGTTGAAATGTGAAAATATATAAATAGTTAAAGTATGGAAAAAACAAAAGAATTTATTGACAGCTTAATGAATGGTCAAAAAGAGACCTCAGATTCATTATTCTCTGGCATGATACGTGATAAAGTTCGTACAGTATTAGATATCAAAAAGGTTGAACTATCAGCAAACATCTACAATGCTCCGGCTGAAAAAGTTGAAGCATAAATGTTAATTTTTATAAATAAATACACAACAGTCTAATGAAGTTAATTACTGAACATTCAGAAGATTTAAGATATATCTCAGAAGCTGCCGATAATGGTGAAAAGAAATTCATCATTGACGGTATTTTTATGCAAGCTGAGCAGGTGAATCGTAATCGCCGTATATATCCAAAAACAGTTTTAGAAAAAGCCGTGCGTAAATACGTATCGGAATATGTTAATAAAGGACGTGCTGTAGGTGAACTTAATCACCCAGAAGGTCCTACTATTAATCTTGATAAAGTTTCACATCGCATTACCGAACTGCAATGGAACGGCAATGATGTTGTTGGAAAGGCGCTTATACTTGACACACCGATGGGTAAAATTGTGAAAGGACTTTTAGAAGGTGGTTGTCAACTAGGCGTCTCTAGTCGTGGTATGGGAACCGTTGCGAGTAAAAACGGCCAATCCTTTGTTAATGACGACTTTGTGTTGTCAACAGTTGATATTGTTCAAGACCCAAGTGCTCCATCTGCTTTTGTAAATGGAATTATGGAAGGTGTCGAATGGATCTGGGATAATGGTTTGTTAAAGGCGCAACAGCTTGAAAAGTATGAGACAGAAATCAAAAAGGCCTCTTCTGCAAGTCTTGCCGAAGCACAAACAAAAATCTGGACTGATTTCCTCTCCAAACTCTAAACAATAGAAAAAAGTAATATATGGAAAATACACAAATTGAAAACACAGAAGATGTCGTCATTGAAGACATCAACGAAGAAACATTACTTTCTCTTGACGAAACCTTAGAGCTTGATCAGGAACAAACTGAGATTGCAGAAGGCAAGTGTAAGAAAGAGGGAGAAGACATGGAAGATGAAGAAGAGTCTGATGAAGACGAAAAAGATGATGAAGAAGAGTGTGAAGATGACGAAGAAGAAATGACTGAAGCTAAAAAGATGACTGAAGCTATAAATGCATCACGTAAAAAACAAATTTATGCTATTGCAAAGAAATTAGGAATAACTGAAGACGAAGTCAATAAACTCGTAATTAAAAGCATAAAAGTCTATGGCGCTGCTGGAAGTGACTGGGGATGGATAAGTTTACATCATATTCTGGAGTTTATACGTGATGAAGCAACAGGTAATACACAAAAAAAATTAATTAGTCTTGCTAAATCAGGAGACTTTAAGAAGCTTGATAAAGAAGCTAGTGATGGTTATGATCCAGAAATAGATGATTTAGAATATCATTATGAAGCTAAAAAGATGACTGAAGCTGAAGTAAGCTCTGATGAAGAGTTTACCTCATACGCTAAAGGTATTCTTAAGGCTGCTCATGGAGACAACTATGATGAAGCCAAGGCAATGGCCGCAATCGAAGGCATCCTTAAAAAGGCTGATGGAGATTATGGTGCAGCTGTTGGTATGATCACAAGTGGACTTGGCGAAGAAGAAATGGAAGATGAAAAAGAAGTTGAGATGAAAGAAGAAACTGAAGAAGTTATTGAAGAAAACACAATCTCAATTGATACATCTGACATTACTCGTCTTGTTGAAAGTGAAACAGGATTGACTGAAGAGTTTAAAGAAAAAGCTACTACAATCTTTGAAGCTGCTGTTAAGAGCAAGATCAAAGAAACTGAAGAAACTCTTAAAGAAAGCTATGCAGTCGCTCTTATTGAAGAAGTAGAAACAATTAAAAACGAACTCGTTGAAAAGATTGACAACTATCTTACCTATGCAGTTGAAAGCTGGGTAGAAGACAACAAGGTTGCAATCGAAGGCGGACTCCGTACACAAATTGCTGAAAACTTCATTCAATCACTCAAGACAGTATTTGTTGAAAACTATATTGAAGTGCCTGAGTCCAAGCAGGATTTGGTCGCTGAGATGGAAACTTCAATCGCTCAACTTCAAACTGAGTCTGCCGAGTTAGAAAACACAGTGCTTGCCCTCAACGAAAAGGTTAATAGCCTTACTCGTGAAAAGGTAATCTCTGAGTCTACAACAGATCTTGCTGACACCCAAGTTGAAAAACTCAAGTCATTACTTGAAGATATCGAATGCACATCAGAAACATCATTTCGCAAGAAGGTAGCTACCATCAAGGAATTTTACCTTAATGGCGCTGCAGTCGAAGAAACAGAAACATTGGTTGAAGAAAATGCCAATGAATCTTCCTATATAACAACCGAAACAGTTATAGAAAATGAAACAATTGCAGAAGAAACAGTTTCGCCTGCAATGCAAAAATACTTGACCGCATTATCCCGCTTAAACAAGGCAAACGAAGCTACTGTTGCAGCATAAGGATAAAGGTTCCAACCCCAAACAACAACAAACAACAAAGAAAAAATACTATTATGTTTAATTCAGAAACACTAGAAAAAAAGTGGGCCCCAATTCTTGAGGCTCAAGACGCCCCTAAGTTCAAGGACAACTATCGTAAGTCAATTACTGCAGTTCTTCTCGAAAACCAAGAAAAAGCACTCAAGGAAGAAAATTCCCAAGCTGCTTATCTGTCAGAAGGCACGGCAACAACAGCTGTACAAAACTGGGACCCAGTTCTTATCAGCCTCGTTCGTCGTGCGATGCCAAATATCGTTGCTTATGATATCGCTGGTGTTCAGCCAATGACTATGCCAACTGGCTTGATCTTCGCGATGAAGAGCAACTATCAAAAGCAAGCAAATGCAAATGCTGCATTCACAAACACAGAAGCTCTCTTCAATGCGCCTGACACATCATTCTCTGGTCCAGTTACTACTGCCAAGGGCGAAACACTCAGCGGCAATTCTACCGACTACACAAATGGTTACACTGCTGCTGACGGCGGTTTCGGTAATATGGGCTTTACAGTTGACAAAACAACTGTTACTGCTAAGACACGTGCTCTTAAAGCAGAATACTCAATGGAACTTGCTCAAGACCTCAAGGCAGTTCACGGTCTCGATGCAGAAGCTGAGCTTGCAAACATCCTCAGCACTGAAATCCTTGCTGAAATCAACCGCGAAGTTATCAAAACTGTCAGAGACAAAGCAGTTGTTGGTGGTGTAAACGGTGGTTTTGACCTTGATCAAGATGCTGATGGTCGTTGGGCTGTTGAAAAGTTCAAGTCACTTCTCTTCCAAATTGAAGTTGAAGCTAACGCAGTTGCTAAGGCAACACGCCGTGGCAAGGCAAACTTCGTACTCTGCAGCAGCAATGTTGCAAGTGCTCTTGCCGCTGCTGGTGTTCTTGACTATGCTCCGGCTCTTGCAACCAACCTCAACGTTGACGACACGGGCAACGTATTCGCGGGTGTTATCAATGGCCGCATGAAGGTATTCATCGACCCATTTGCAACTGACGACTATGTAACTGTTGGCTATCGTGGTTCAAACGCATATGACGCAGGTCTTTTCTATTGCCCATACGTTCCACTCACAATGGTTCGTGCAGTTGATCAAAACACATTCCAACCAAAGATTGGCTTCAAGACTCGTTATGGTCTCGTTGCTAACCCATTTGCTCTTCAATTCAGCAATGGTCAAGCTACAAACGAACTCGGAGCAGATGGTGCAAACCCATACTTCCGTAAGTTCACAGTAACTGGTATCGGCGGTTCTACTTACAACTCAATCGATATGTAAGTTATTGGTTAATTAACCTTTAAATTAGAGGCTATCCGAAAGGGTAGCCTCTTTTTTTGCATAAATACCATTATGATAAACTCAAATTTATTAGCATTAACTGGGTTCAAACTCTACATACATGCTGAAGACTTTAAGCATACCCAATATTTTGCGGTAAGTGCAAGTTTTCCTTCTGTGTCATTGCCAGAAGTAACTACTGGATTTCGAAACTTACAAGGGTTTGTTCCAGGTGATAAATTAGCGTATGATCCACTAACTGTACGTATTGCAATAGATGAAAGTTTGGAATCATATCGAGAGATTTTTAATTGGATCTATGCTAATACATCATCCAATACACTAATTAACCATGATATGACGTTACACTTTTTAACAAATCATAACAATATATCTCGCAGTGTACGTTTTGCAAATGCATTTCCTACAAATATAGGAGGGCTAGAGTTTAATGTACAACAAACCGAATCAGAATATGCCTATGTAGATGTTACTTTTCGTTATGATTATTTTGAATTTTTATAATGATATATAATATATTATGATGCAACTTGAAGATATACTTAAATTATGGGAAACTGACAGCGTTATTGATGAGATTAATTTAGATGAAACGAGTGTCAAAAGTGCAAGTCTCCATTCTAAATATCTAGAACTCTATAGCATTGCAAAGTTAAATCTCAAAAAGAAAGAGCTCTCTATGGCTCATTTACGCAAAGATAAATGGCTCTACTACAATGGTAAGATGACTAAAGATGAAATGGATGCCAAAGGATGGCAATATGATCCATTCTTTGGTATGAGCAAACCACTTAAAAGTGATATGGAGTTATTTTACTCTACCGATTCTGACATTATGAAACTTCAAGGACAAATAGAATATCAATCTACAATTGTTGAGGCACTCAAAGATATTATGGACAATATAAAGTGGAGACAGTCTACAATTAAAAATATCATAGATTGGAAGCGATTTACTAGTGGGATGTAATGTCTACAGCATTAAAGTATGAGATAATATAAATATATAATGATTTATATTTATTTAAAAACTCATAATATTACAGGTTTAAAATATTTAGGTAAAACTATAAAAAATCCTAATGAATACGCAGGTTCAGGAGTATACTGGAAACGACACCTTAAAAAATATGGAGATGATGTAACTACTACAATACTTTTTCAATCAGAAGATATAACCGAAATTAAAGAATATGGATTACATATATCAACCAAATTAAATATAGTAGAATCTAATGAATTTGCTAATCTTATGCCTGAAAATGGTATAGGAGGAATTACTTCAACAACTTGGAAAAAAGGATCTATTGCCCATAATAAAGGTAAAAAATGTCCTAATATATCAAAAGCAAAAAAAGAATATTGGATAAAATGGAAAGAAGCTAACCCAAATTATAAAAATAATTGGAAAAAATATATTCCTAAAGGAAAAGAAAATTGGATTAGGGTTGATAACACATCTGAGCTAAATAGAACAATTCTTAAATGTCCATATTGCAATAAGGAAGGGAATGTTGGTAATATGAAAAGATGGCATTTTGATAAATGTAAAAATAAAAATGACGATATTAAACATCAATAAAATTGATGAAACTTCATTACGGGTTTCATCATCTGATTCTGGAGCACTTATGGAGCTTTCAGAACATTTTACATTTTATGCTGAAGGCTATAAGTTTATGCCAGCGGTACGGAATAAGATGTGGGATGGCAAGGTGCGTCTCTACGATTCACGTACTGGTCGCTTGCCATATGGATTGTTGTTTGAAGTGTTAAAGTTTGCAAACTCTCATGGTTATAGTTATGAATTGCATCCTAGCATAACTGAACGAGATGTACCAACATCACAGTCATTGTTAGACTATGCAAATAGTTTACATATTACGGGTGGTGAAACACGGATAACACCACGAGACTATCAACTTGAAGCATATGTACATGCATGCACTGAAGGACGCAGTCTTGTAATATCACCTACTGGCTCTGGAAAAAGTTTAATCATCTACTTATGTGTTCGTTGGTTTTTAGAACATCACGATGAAAGTGTTCTCATCGTTGTTCCAACGACAAGTTTGGTCGAGCAAATGACAAAAGACTTTGCAGACTATTCGCAGCATGATGTATCATTTGATGTTGACAGCGAAGTGCATAAAATATATTCAGGCAAAGAAAAGCATAACATAGAGTCTCGTGTTATTATTACTACATGGCAAAGCGCAATCACATTACAAAAATCCTGGTTTAAAAGCTATGGCATGGTCATAGGAGATGAAGCACATCTCTTCAAAGCAAAAAGTTTAAATACGATTATGTCTGCATGTGTTAATGCATGTTATCGCATAGGCACTACTGGCACCCTTGATGGCAGTCTTTGCAATGAACGAGTACTTGTTGGCAATTTTGGTCCAACTCATCGAGTAATTACAACAAAAGAGCTTATTGATAACGATACTCTTGCTGCATTAAAAATTAAATGTATTGTATGCAACCACAGTGATGAACTTAAAAAGGTAATCTCTAAAGCCGACTATCAAACTGAGATAGATGCAATTGTGACTCATGCTGGTCGAAACTCTTTTATAGCAAACCTTGCACTCGATCAAAAGGGCAATACACTCGTACTCTTTAATCTAGTTCAGAAACATGGCAAACCTCTTTTTGAACTTATAAGTAGTATTAATGGTGATTCTGATAGACATATATTCTATGTAAGTGGTGAAGTGAATGCATCTGATCGTGAAAATATCCGAGAAATAACAGATAAACATACCAATCAAACCATTTTACGATTTGGTAAAAAGAAGATTAAAATTAATAATGATAGTATGGTAAATTTATCAAATGGAACCACAAAATTTGCTAAAGACATTACTATTGATGATGATGTATGTGATAAGTGGATATCTGCATGGGTGCAATAAGTGATTTATATAAATATCAATATGCTGCACACACCATATACATATTTAATTGGCTGGTCGACATTAAATAAATGGTATTATGGAGTAAGAACAGCAATATCATCATTTTGCCTATACGAAAATGGTTGTCACCCAGATGAGTTATTTGTTACATATTTTACGTCATCAAAATATGTTAAAGATTTCATTGTTAAAAATGGTCCTCCCGATATAATTCAAGTTCGAAAAATCTTTGTTAATGATATGACAGCTGCAAAAAGATGGGAAAGTATAGTTATTAGACGCATGCGATGTATGGAATCAGATATTTGGTTAAATAAGGGCAATGCAGCAGGTGAATATATTATGGATGATGCAGTAAAAGTAAAAAGAAAATTAGCTATACAAAAAGCATTATCTGGTAAATCTCGTCCAGAAGAAGTGCGAAATAAAATAAGAAATTCACGTCTAGGAAAACCTCTAAGCGATAATCACAGAAAAAAATTATCTGAATGGCAAAAAGGAAAACCCAAAATTCCATGTTCAGAGCAAACTAAAAGAAAAATTAGTGAAAAAACTAAAGGACTAAAAAGATCAGAAGAAACAAAGGAAAAAATGTCTAAAGCAAAGACAAATATAAGTTTTTGGCCAAATGGTAGAAGCGAAAAAGATATTTTAAAAATAAAACAAACATGGGAAAATAAACCGTTGATTGAATGCCCACATTGTGGATTACAGTCTAAGAATATGAGTTCATTATCGCGTTGGCATTTTAATAATTGTAAATATAAAAAAGATAATGAAACCAGATGAAGTTAAAGTTGGTGAAGGTCGTGTTATTATTGTTGCATCAAGTGGGTGTTTCAGTACTGGAATTAACATCAAAAATATTCATTCTATTATATTCGCTGCGCCAACAAAGAGTCAAATACGTGTATTACAAAGTATTGGTCGAGGACTACGAAAATCTGATGATGGTCGACCAACAACAGTCTATGATATATCAGACAACTTCTCCTGGAAAAAGAAAAAGAATTACACGCTGCAACACGCAATAGAGCGTACCAAAATGTATGCAAAGGAAGGGTTTAACTATAAACTATATGAAATACCACTGCAATGATTGATGGATTATATTCAAAAGTAAAAGATCTTGACATACGGGTCTTTACATTGTCGAGTGGTAAAGTCCTTATAGGAGAAGTTGTGCATGCCTATGAAGATGGGGTACAACTAAACTGCCCTCTAGAAATAAGAAAAGCACTTGTAAAGTCTGGAACCTATGCAGAGATTATGTTACCGCTTGTTGCAGGCAACGACACAGAAAATTGTATTGTCTATGATCGTAGTATTGAAACAGAATCTGATACATCTGATGAGGTTAAACGTAAATATACAGAAGCACTTATATATCAAAGACTTCTACAGTTGATGGCAAAACCTTCTGAAACAGATGAGAATGAAATGGATGAATCAGAAGATTTAAATTATCCCATTCCTGAAATTGATCCACCAGAAGAATCACAATCTGACGAAGAATTATGGAATATTTTCTTAGATCGTTGGAAGAATGTATGATGACTATCAAACAATCATAGATTATTATACACTCTTTTATAATCTATGTAAATAACAAAATTCACATAGATGTAAAAAAGTATTTACATTTGCAAAATATAGTATATAATGAAGCTATGAAAACTGAAAAGACAAAACGAAAATCACGCGGTGATGACTATGTCAACAATAAAGATTTCTCTACTGCTGTTGTTGAGTATGTAAGTGCAGTTACAGAGGATAAAGCAAGTGGTCGAGAACCTCGACAAATTACCAACTATATTGGTGAATGCTTTATGAAGATTGCAAACGGACTGTCACGTAGCCCAAACTTTATGAATTATAGTTATCGTGAAGACATGGTTATGGATGCAGTAGAAAATTGTATCAAGGCCATTATGAATTATGACATCAATAAGCCAACGCGCACTGGCAATCCAAATGCATTTTCTTACTTTACTCAAATTTCATGGTATGCATTTTTACGCCGTATTGCAAAAGAAAAGAAGCAGGCTGATATCAAGCAACTACTAATCGAAAAAGGCGGCATTGGAAACTTTGCTGAGTTTGAAGACGATTCAGACTATGGTGAATCACTTGTTGAAAAGATGCGCCAGCGTAATGACGCTTTTTATAAAGAAAGTAACGAAGTTGCTGAGACAAGTGAAAAGCCTCGAGCACAGAAAAAAGTCAAAGAAGAATCACAAAAGATTGGTGCTCTTGACAGTTTTATCTCATGAAAATAGCAATACTCACTGACACCCATACCGGTGTTAAAAATGGTAGCGACGTCTTTATAGATTACACTGAGCGGTTCTATTCTGAGGTCTTTTTTCCGACCTGTCAGGCTCAGGGTATTACTCAGATACTTCATCTCGGTGATTACTTTGATCATCGTAAATATCTTAACTATAAAGTATTGGCACGTAACCGTGCTATGTTTCTTGACAAACTTGAAGAGTATGACATGACCATGGATATTATTCCTGGCAATCATGACACATTTTTTAGAAATACAAATTCACTTTGTAGCCTTACTGAGTTATTGCAATATCATAGTAAGAATGTAAATGTGATTATGTCTCCTACGGTGCGAGACTATGATGGCCTCTCAGTTGCGTTGCTGCCATGGATTACGCCTGAAAATTATGCAGAGTCATGTGCCTTTATTGAAAAAGCGCACGCACCAATAATTGGAGCTCACTTGGAACTTGCTGGTTTTGAAATGATGAAGGGCGCTCCAGCAGTCAGCCATGGCATGTCAGCAGATTTGTTCTCTCGATATGAGATGGTTCTCTCTGGTCACTATCACACAAAGAGCAGTCGTGGCAACATTCATTATCTTGGTGTACCATATGAGATTACTTGGGCAGACTGCAATGACCCCAAATATTTTCATATATTAGACACAAACACCCGTGAACTTTCAGAGATTCGCAACCCGCTTTCACTCTTTAAAAGATTAACCTATGACGACACCCTTGGTCCTGTCACCCCAGTTGAACCAAGTGAAGTCTCTGGAACATATATAAAGGTTGTTGTCACATCTAAAAAAGATCCATATGCTTTTGATAAGTATATTGATTCTATAAACGCTGGTGAGCCATTTGACTTGAAAATAGTTGAGTCATTTGTAGAATATTCTGCTGATAGTATTGATGACGAATCTATTGAAATATCTGATACCTCTTCTTTATTAAACAGTTATGTTGATGCTATTGAAACAGACCTTGATAAGACCCGCATAAAATCTAAACTACAAGAACTCTATCTTGAATCTCAACTAATTGATGGCATATGATTATTTTTACTTCTTTAACATATTGTAATTTTTTAAGCGTAGGAGACAAAGAGATTACGATGAATCTAAATGATTCTCGTTCTACCTTGATTGTAGGTCATAATGGTTCAGGCAAATCACTTATGCTTGATGCATTGTCATTTGTACTTTTTGGCAAGCCTCATCGTAACATAAACAAGCCACAACTCGTTAACAGTATTAATGGTAAAAACTGTCTTGTGACTGTTGAGTTTAAATTAGGGCCATCACAATATAAGATTATTCGTGGTCTAAAGCCAAACATTTTTGAAATTTGGCAAAACGGAATACTCATAAATCAAGAGTCACATTCGCGTGACTATCAAAAGTTACTTGAGACAAATATCTTAAAGTTGAATCACAAGAGTTTTCACCAGGTTGTTGTGCTTGGTAGCAGCAACTTTATTCCATTTATGCAACTTAGCAGTCATCACCGTCGTGAGGTTATTGAAGACCTACTTGATATTGGGGTGTTTAGTAAAATGAATGCAGTATTAAAGGAGAACACTGCAAAGCTTAAGGATAATTTAAAGGACACAGAAAACCAACTGTTTACCTTAAAAGAAAAAGTTGATTTACAAAAAAAGCATATCTTACGACTGCAGCAACTAAATGAAAGTAATGCAGCAAAATATTCTGAAGAGATAGTAAATCTTCGAAATAACATTGATGAGATGATGACAGAAAATTTATCTCTTAGCTCGGAATATAGCGAGGCATATGGCAAGACTCAGCAGCAATTGCAACGTCATGAAAAAACAAAGGCTTCATTGCTTTCGTATGAGAGACAAATAAAAGACAACATTAAAAAAATTGTGTCTGACTCTCAATTTTATGAAAATAATACAGAGTGTCCAACATGTAACCAAACTATAGGCTCGGAGATTCGTGAACATAAAATTAGCGAATGCAAACATAGCGCGCAAGAATTAAATTCTGGATATGACAAGCTTAAAGAGTCTTTAGCTCAAACCGGAGATTCTATACAAGAAGTGTCAAGTGAGTTGCAAAGACTAAACTCTCTACATAATAAAATACACAGCAATCAAAAC